AAGACGGAGCTGTACCATTAGAGGTTCGTAAATTCCAATGATAACTATTTCCTGTCCCTTGTGATATTTGAAAACGCCATTTACTTGCAGTCGTATCAACTGCATAAGGTGTAGCGAACTCAAAAGCTTTAATATAAGTAGCACACAATAGACCGAGAGAATTGGACGCAATATCTGTAACAGTTAAGGTTTTACTAGCTCTAGTTGTCCAACTACCAGTATTTTCTTGTAGTTCTACTGTTACATCTTTATTTGTACCAGCACCAGTTAAATGTAGTATCAGCCCTTTGCAGTTACCAGCGTTAGCAAAAGTTACATTAATGGTTCTGGTGCTGGACAGAACCAGGTAGGTTGTGCTGTATGATGATAAGTTATAACTCTCAGCCCTATAAAACCCACTTGCAGTTGAGAGGTTAGTTGCCCCATTAGATACAATAACTGCCATTATAAATTCTCCTCATAGCTATCACAGACCTCTTGAGCTAAGGCTGTCAGTTGTTCTTTGCCGTCAGTTGGCTCGCCGAAAGTAACAAGATTTTGCACAACTATCTCATCGCCATTAGATAAGTCCCAAGTTAAATAACTCTGCTTGGTAGGGTCGTCTAGGTCGTGAAATTCTTGATTTACTGGTTTCATGCGTATACCTCAGATTCCCTGTTATCCCACTCGACATTAAAATCATCACTTCCGTTTGCCCATAATTTAATAAGTCCGTTAGTAGAATCTAGTCTTTTAATCTGCCATGAGCTAGCACTCTCAGCCGTTCCTATTACTGCGTTACCTATGTAAGTAAGGTTTGAGTTTACTGAGTCAGTTTCAATGCGAGTTGTATAGTTGGTAGTTTCAATGTTTACATCTAAAGGATTAGCTCTAAGTTCAGCATCAGTTAGTGCATCTGTTTGAGGTGTAAGAGTTGTAACTTGTGAGGCAGATAAAGGATACTCAGCAGGAAAGTTATCTACTGTTACATTACCGCCAGAGCCACCACCACCTATATTACTACCGTCAGGATTTACTACTGCTATGGCTCTACCCTCTGCACCATCTCTAATTAGGCTAGACTGAATACCACCACCGCCTCCTCCACCAGAATTGCCAGTAGGGTTATCATCAAATATAAGTCTTTGACCCATTTTAATAACTCGTCTTACAGGCCTAAAAGCTTCCTCATCTTGTTCAGCAGTATTATCATCAAGTCTTTCAATTAAGTTATTGACGGCTATGACTACATCATTGTTATTAATATTGCCTACAGCTTTGATAACCTCATCTAGTTTATCTTTATTGCTGGAGTTCTTTAGAGCTTGTTCTAGGCGTTCTATATCCTTAGTAAATGTCTGAGACTCTTTAAGTTCTTTTAATTGGTCTACAAGTTTAGAATCGTTGTAAGGTTCTTGTGCATTTATGGCTTCATGCAAGGCAACTATGGCCTCTTTGATAGAAGCATTAGAATCTAGTATCTCTTTATGAGCATTGACTTGAGCTTTAGCTTTCTTTTGCTTTAGTTCTAATAACTTATCCTTTTGAGATTTGTTCATTACAATGCCTCAAGTTTTTCAATGTAATCGTTAGCTTCCTCTAATTCAGCCTTTAGTTTTTTAGCTTCTTTGGTTCTACCGTCTAAGTCAGCTACTTTAGCTTCTAATTCTAATATACGTTCCTTGTATTCATCTGCCTTATTATCTACAGCTTCATGCTCATGGACTATATTAGCTTGTCTATACATATCACTGAGCATTACAACTTTTATGGTATTCTCAGCCTTACACTTCCTATCTTCACAGACAATAACAACTTCTGAGGAGGCTTTAGCTTTCATCTTGATAAATCTAGTACAATTATTGCATCTTACATTTAAGTCGTATGTCATTCTGCTCTCCTAAATACTAAAGCACCTGTTCCGTTAGGATGGTAATCTGAGGCTTGGTTATCTTGCCAATCATTAACATATACAACCTGCTCACCTTTATCATTAACTGTAGATATACTATCACCTAATCCCCATAATGGTGTATCAAGTATAGTCCACTGGCCTTCACGAGAAGCACATAGAGGACATATACCAGCCTTGGTATGCTGTATAGTCTTTTCCCATCTTCCACCTGCCTCAGTAGCCATAGCTTTCATGCCCTCAAGTTTACCTATATTCTGAGAGTTATTAAGCTCAGTTCTAGCTAATCTCTTAACTCTCCAATCATCAGTATTCATAATATCTTTAAGAGCTTTTTCTGTTTCAACTCGGTTTAGGCCATTAAGGTTAGCTTCAGATAATACTTTACGGATTGAATCCGCAGTATCAGCTCCATAACTATTAGCTACTTGCCTTAGATAAGCTCTATAGGCATCTTCAACGATTTCAGTCATAACATAGCCGTTTAATTGTCCTACACTAAGGTCTGCTATTAAAGCTCCCTCTGCATAGCCCTCTTTACCGTAGGTGAGTAATATGCCTGAGATTATAGCCATCATCGCAACAATATAAGCGTCTATTTCATCTTCTGTAGGCTCTTGTAACTTAACTTTGTTAGATACGCTAGCGTCATATTCTGCTATAGCATTATCAACTTGGGACTGCATATAATCCCTAGTAGCTTGCTCTATCCTCTCTTCATCGGTCAGTTCAGCTTTTGGGTTCGTGCGTATTGCTACCTCTTTTATATTGGTAGGTGAGCTGTCTACGTCATCACCCTCATCAACTTCTGGCTTAGGATTAGAGATAGTAGTAGTTTTTTCTTCTCCTTCTTCAAGTAAAGCCCAGTTAGGTGGTAACAGTAAGGCTTTGACTGCACTGTCGTAAGTAAAACCAGCTACAATCATGTCCTTTATGGTATTCCAGATAATGAGATTGGTTTCAGCTGTTGACTTCTCCTCTTCTGCTATATGTGGAGTTTCTAGCTTAAAGGATATGCCGTAACCTAGACCGTTGGTGATTCTGTTAAGCTCATGCTGGAATCTACCCCATTTCTTGATAGCAAATGGTCTGACGGTATTCTCTACAAAGTTCCTCTCGATAACCTGAGCAGTAGCGAAGTTAGGAGCTTCATCTATAGCTCGTATAAAGGCAGATACGCCATATACTGAGTCAATCTTCTTATTAGCTTGGTCAAATATGTCTTTAAGTGCTAAGTCTTTGTTAGTTGTATTGAATGGAACCCATGTAATAGCAGCCTGACCAGGCTTGCCTGTATTTGGGTCAATCGGTGCATAGGTATAAGTAACATTATTGTTCTTACCTGCACCTTTATGCTTCTTCTTGAGGTTACGGACTATATCCCTGTATTCTTGAGCTGTTGGAGCAGTGATAATAAATTGTCCAGCAGGTACAGCCCCATTCTCAAAAAAGCCTGATTGGTAGTCGGCTATATAATCATCAATCCTAGTCCAACGTCTAGCGGCTCGGCTTGGTGAATAACCTTTAGATAGATTGGTAGGGTTTACATCATGCAAATCAATTACCTGATAAGGATAGTAGACCTCTTTAGAGCCAGAGGTATAGACTTCATACTGAATCTTACCGTCTACCGATACTTCTAGGACATTCTCTAGGAATGTAAAGCCAGCTATCTGGTCTTCTCTAACGTTCTCTCTAGCTGGTCTAGTGCCTCGTCCGTATCTCTCATGTACCAATACATAGACATTGTCATGCACCATTGTCATGACGGCTAGAGCGTCTCTAAAGTCAACCCCTGACATGTCTTGGTTAGGACGTGCTAGGCACTCTATGACGTTAGGTGGGGTTGTAAGAGGCTTGCCATTGTCATCTATGGCGTGGGGTTTTAACGTAAAAAAGCGATTAGCTATAGCTCTGATACTAGAATAGCTGTTCTCGTACTTGTCATTAGCGTAGTGTTCAACAGTAGAACTGACACTATGCCAACCAGCTTCAAGAAAAGAAGTATCTAAAACAGCGTTCTGTGGTCGGAATCTGTTAATTACTCGTGAGATTATGTTTTTTTCCAAGTGTAGGTTCCTATTGAATATCTATAATACTATTATACACTACTGTTTAATCAAATACTGGTGATGCCCATTCTATTTTTGGGGCTAGGGTGTTTATTAGTCTATATTTCGTAGCATCTAAAATATGGTCATTGCC